ACTTGCAGCCGAAAAGGGACGGCTAAGTTGTTTTCATTGGATCGGACTCTTAAAATCAAAGCAGACCCAGACTCGGCAACGGTGTTGGCAACGAGCTGCTGGATTTGGGCAAAAGTCATTTCACCGAAAAAGTCGCTTTGTCTTGAGCGCGTCCACTCTAGCCAAGCATTCCGAAGTAAATTGTCTTGAATCTTGCCGCGTATTCCATCGCCGACCACGTTTGAAACCCACGTCGATACAGCGTTTGCGGCCTCTGGTGAATTTCGAATCAGCTCTCGAGAGCGAAAGCGTAAAAGGTTTTTTTGCGTGCCGACTTCGGCTTCCGCACTTGCCTTTGAAGCTTTTCTTCCAGCCCATCTTCGACCTCTGCCTCCAGCGTCGTATTGACGAGAGAGCATATCATTGGCCATGCGGGCTCGGAGTCTTTTGTTAGCTGTTTCCGGAGAAAAGAAATCAAAGACGCGATCAATAATGTTCAGCATCCGTCGATTCCCTTGTTAAACGAAGAAAAAAATCTTTTTGGCTTTTCATCAACTAGGCCTAAGTCTTTGCGTATACGGTTTCGAATACGGATCATTTCGTCCAAGCTTCGATAGGTGATTTTCTTGTCGGAATACTCTACGCGAACCACACCTTGAGCTATTGCTGACTCTAGTGCTTCTAAATCTTCGATAGTCCAACTTGGTGATGCCATAAACCCCTAATCCCAAAAACTTGATCGCTTTGTGGGTATACCCCCTTTGATCTTATCATCCTCTTGACGATTTTGTTTTTTCTTCTCTCTCAAATTCTTAACACTTTGCGCGAGAGCGTCCCATTCTTTTTCGTCATAACGATGAATACCAGCTATCAAAGTAGCGGCTCTAGCATAAATTCTGCAATCTAAAGGTTCGTTTCGATCAAAGATCTTGGCCCAAACGTAAACCGGGTGTCCGGCGCGTCGCTTGATTTGCAATTCTTCCGAGCATAGACCCTGAAAATATTCTTTGGAGTATTTTGGAAAATGGCAGTATTTCGGCGGGTAAACGTCTTCTTCGCCTTTTTTGAGTTCGAGCCACCGATAAAGTTCGCTCTTCATTTCATCAACGCCAAGAGTGAACAGCGTCACCCCTTTGCGCCAACGCTTTCCATCATATTTAATTTCGACAGCGCGCCCCGAAGAAATCATCGCCGCTTGATTGTTGCGACCCTTGATCGGCACGACCTTCGAAGACCGCGTTCGGCAATAATTGTAAACCGCCTGAGTGGCGTAACCTGAATCGACGCAAGCAAATTTGATCTTCAATCCAGCGTCAGGCTCTTCAGCGAACTTAAATTCTTGCTCTAAAAGCTCGTCGAGATCGTTCCAGGGTTTTGAAGTTTCTGGATCGCCCTCGATGATGAAGTATTCAATCGACCAGCTTTGCATATCCCGCCCATAGCCAACAACTTCGACTTCGAGCCGGTCTTTTTGGACATCCACGCCCGCAAAAAGCAAAAGACAGCCATCCGGCACTTTTCCAATAGGGTAGTCATCAGCCCGCTCATAGAGACGTTCATAATCCGGGGCTTCGCCTTGCTCGCGCCAAGTTTGACCTAAAACCGTGTTCACAAAAGTTTTGAGAGCTAGCGCATCGCCTTGCGCCTGAATCCAGTCGTCGACAAGCTCTTCCCAGCTATACCATCCGACAGGGCTATAAAGTGAATTCAAGAAAAAACCCACGACTTCCGATTCTCGCTCTGCAATCCACTTGCCCTTGTTTAGCATTTCGGTCTTCTGGTAGTTTTTCCAAAGCGATCCGCATTCAATGCACTGATAAGAAGCTGTTTTGGGCGATCCTTTTTCCCACTTCATTTGCTTGAATTCTAGCTTTTGATAATGACCACAGTCAGGGCAAGGCACATGAAAGTGCCGCTGATCCGAGATATCGAATAAATCACTGATTTCGCATTCACCCTCAACGGTCGGAGTAGAAACATAATACCGTTTACGGCGGCTAAAAGTTCGAGTTCTTGCTAAGGCAAGCTTGATCGGGCTTCCCTCTTTTCCCGCTTCCTTTGGGAATCGACTCAATTCATCGAGCATCAAAAACCTGGCTGGGCTCGAACTCAAGGTGACAGGCGAGTTCGCGCCAGTCAGGGTCAAAATCCCGCCTGGAAACTCTTTTTGGAAAGTTGTGTTGCCGCTGTCCCTTGATCGTGCGGGCTTAATTTTCGACGAGACTGAATCATTGGCTTCAATCAAAGGATCAATCCGCTGTTTGCTTACCGATCTGGCAAGGTCCAGCGTTGGCACAACGAGCATCATTGGCGCCGGAGAGTGATCGACAACGTAACCGATCCAATTCAAACCGGCTTCGGTAGCTCCAAGCTGAGAGGCTTTTTTGAAGACGACGTCTTGGGCCGGGTGATGGGCCGAAAGTGTATCCATGATTTCGCGCATGAAGGGCGTTCGGTCGGTGCGATACCTTCCGGGCTCAGCCGAAGAAACTTGCGACAAATATCGATTGTTGTCTGCCCACTCTGAGACCGTCAACCTCTTAGTGGGCTTCAGGGATGAAAAAACAGTGTTATAAACGAAATTGTTATTTGTAACGGTCTGCCAACTCGGAGAGCTCATTCAATACCCTTTCAATTTCGTCATAAAGTCGGTTTTCGATATCGTGCGGCTCGGTCATCGAGGTTATCTCAGGGGCGAGCTTCAATGGAATTTGCAAAAGGGATTCACGAATAATTCGAGTTGTCGTGCTTAGCTGATTATAGATATTGGATTTTTCAATTAGTTCATTTTCTTTTTGCTTAAGCTCGAGCTTTGCAAGCCTTGCCTTATAAGCCTTGATGACCGCATCCGACGTTCGCGCGGATGGTACGCCTCTTTTTTTTAGCTCTTCGTCGTCTGCCTCATGGTCAAACTTTGTTGGCTGTGTTGCGTTTTCCACCCACTCTTTGTCAGCAGTTTCGGGGTCAATCTTTTTGTGGGCACCGCTATAGGTTACGGTAATGCGTTCTGTCTCGATTGCTTTTTGAACAGCCCTTAGAGATACACCGCGATGCTTGGCGTACTCGTTTAGATTCATAAGCTTTGACATTATTGAATTTTAACAGCTTTTTGCCCTGTGTACTTTTCCCAACGCTTTATCGCCACAGAGACATAATGCTCCGAAATCTCCATTCCAAAGCACTTACGGTTTGTTTTTTCGCATGCGATGAGAGTGGAGCCGGAGCCTAGGTAGAGGTCGACGATATTAGTTTTGTCTTTGCCCCAGCGGTCGAAGAACCATTCTGCTAGTTTTACTGGCTTTTGAGTCGGGTGTTGCTTTTTTGAGCCATCATCTGTTTTTGAGTGACCAAATACGCCATACCAAGGAATGCGACACATCGCCATTTTGTGCTTATTTTTAGACCAACAAAGATCAAAGTCGCCAGCCAATGCTTTATCGGCTGACTCATTCAATTTACGATCCCAAACGACCCATGTCGAAATTGGAAGATTCTGAGGGAAGTTGATCGCACCCCAGATGAACATTTCCTTACATTGAATATTAAGCAGATGACTTGGATCGAAGGGCTTGTCGTCGTTTTTTAAAACCTCAAAATAATTGTGATTTAGGCCCTCTCTGACATTTACATAATCGTTTTTTGGCAAAGATTTGTTTGAAAAAGAAATTCCATAAGGCGGGTCGGTATAAACCATATCAGCCTTTTGCCCGTCCATAAGACGCTCAACATCTTCTTTGTTTGTGGCGTCGCCGCATAGAAGTCTGTGATTGCCTAAATGATATAACTCACCGATCTGAACCCCTAGCTCGTTTTCTTGTGTCTCTGGAATCTCATTTTCGCGCTCGGCTTCGGCGGCTGCTTCGTCTTCGCTCATTGGCTCTTTAATGTCTGGTAGCATCGCGTCCAACTCTTCGTGCGAAAAACCCAAAGGCTCTAAATCAAAATCTTCATCTTTGAGTGCAAGCATCTCAGCCTTCAACATGTCTTCATCCCACCCAGCATTATCGGCAATCTTGTTGTCGGCTATTATATACGCCCGCTTTTGGTTTTCGCTTAGATGCGAGAGCTTGATTGTCGGAACCTCTTCGAGCCCCGCCTTCTGAGCCGCCATAAGTCTACCGTGACCAGCAATAATGACGTCGTTTTCATCAACTAAGATCGGATTGTTGAATCCAAATTCCTGAATCGACTTCACAAGCTGATCGACTTGAGCGTCGGAATGCGTCCTTGAATTGTGCTCGTAATTTTTGAGCTCCACGACTTTGCGAGTCTCTAGTGATTTTTCTGTGGTCTCTGCCATGATGCCCCCTCTTGCGTCGGATTGAGTTTGACTCAATATAAGGGAGACCATCTTCGCGATCCATTTAATTTTCAGAAGGTAGCTGAGATCCATGATCGGCCAGACTACCCTTGTGAAATTTCTATCACTAGATAAATTCCGCGCGCT